CACTTGCTGAATGAACATTTGGCAGACTTTGCCTTCTTTCCAGTTGGTAGTGTAGTGAAAGATTTCAGTCATTTGATCAGTGCTCATACTATAGGGACACTTTGGAGGTGAGCTATTTTAATTGATCGGAAGTTTTGCTCGTGAATCACTCTTTGGTATGCTAAGTTCTTCCATAATGATTTGCTTCGGCAGAAAGTTCCAACAGTAGTAACTAGAACTGAACGTGATCTTGTCGTTTGGTCTACCATCAGGACTGTGAAACTTCATCCTCTTATCAAACATCAGTAGTTGCAAATCCTTATCCTTGAATAACTGTTTTGGAGCACTATCATTCAACCAAGTGTTAGTCATAATGAGTGCAAATGGTTTGCCAAATGATAATGCTCTCTCAAAGAACTTACGTTTGTTTGTGAATGGTGGATTGGATACAATTACATTCCATTTGAGTGGTTCAAAGTCAAAGAAATCTTGACCATAATGGATGTGGGAGTAGACTACATCATTCTGCTCACCAATCTGCTTGACAAACTCACTATTGGGAGTATCAAATGGACACCAGACAATAGCATCTTTGGGGATGTATTTCAGAATGGGGGTAACACCGTATGGAGGCGTATAGCACTCGTCATTGTTACCCTCAGAGTACATCAGTTTGCCACTATCAATCGTCATACAATTTGAGTTCCGAACTTGTAGATTTCTTTCTTAGTTAGATTACCCGAAAGACGTGGATCTTTGTGCTTACCGTGAATCTTACGTTCCCAATCTTTCTTAAGTTTAGGAAGCAGAATCATCAGCACATCATCACCAGTCAGTTTCCAAACTTCCACAACTTTGCCACCATCATAACGGGCAATGTAGTGATTAGAATACTTACCAAGTTTTTCTTCAATCAAATAACGTTCCTGCTCTTCCCAGGTATCTTGAACACTGATACCATTATACGTCCCATTGATAGAATTGGCAATCGTTGATTTATACTCACACTCACCTTTTTCATCTACAGCATCAGCACCTGAATAGGTTTCTGCTACTTTATGCCCAAGAATACCAGCAAGGTGAATCTCACGGGAGCGAGCATAACTGAAAGGATCTCCCCAACCTTGTTCCTCACAAAGTTGATACATTTCTTCAAACAGTTGTTGAAACTTTTGTTCGGGAGTCATTTGATCAGTGCTTATACTATAGGGACACTTTGGAGGTGAGCTATTTTAATTGTCCCAAACATTTCACAGACGATGACGCTGTATAGTGCGGCAGATAGTATCACGAATGTCCACACCTGTGGTCTCTAGAATATACTCTTCATAGAGAGTTTCTTCTTGTTCCCGTGCCTCAATTTCGTGTGGTTGATCCCAATACTCATACTTTTCAACAGGTTCTTTACAATAACACATTTTTCCGCGACGGAGTTGCAGTGAACCCACAACCCACTGACGAAGATGCACCAACTCGTGCAAAAGAGTTTTTGTATATAACTCTTTGTCCATATGAGTATTCAGTTCGATCAGAAAGTGCCGAGGACGATGTGCTTCATCTACAAAGTCGCAATAACCATAAACACCTTCTTTTCGCAGTCCTCGATGTAGAATCTCCACGTCAATCTTGTGACGTGGCAGAAACTTATTCAGAAACCAGGAAGTAACATTCTCACAGAGGAGTTTGCTATAACCGTATCCAGAATGATAGATGGTGCTCATAACAAATGATTGAGAAGAAGTTGAGTGATTCTGCATCCCCAGTTCATAAAGATAAAGAACGATGAAACAAAGATGAGTTTGTCAGTTGATGTCATTTAATCAATTTGTAACCTTTACAAGTTGTTCCAGGATTTCGTAATGTCCTTAACATTGTCCCAGATGAAGAATGATTTAACACCTCACGGCACCACTTTGTGAGATTTGTGATTTCAATAGTTTCTCCAGTTGGTGTTTCAATCAGTCGCGTTTTTGCTTGTGAGTATGCTACATTATCAGCATTACCCATCCACTCCAAGTTCTCAACTCTGTTATCAGTTTTATCCTCATTGATATGATTAACTGTATCATAATTGTGAGGATTTGGGATATATGCTAACGCTACTGCTCTGTGAATGAACATATTTTTAGAGTTAGGAGTATTTGCTTCAAGAACAACAGAATAATAACCTTTATGATTTGATTGAGGTTTTAGTTCTCTTTTATATGAATAATCAAGAACTTTTCCTTTACCATTTCCTCCTGATTTTTTATGAGAATATACTATCCCATTTTGAGTAACACTATATGCTTCATATCCTGGTATAAGTTTCATAGTTGATTGGAGTTTAATTACTTCTATTTATACCAGAAATGATTGGAGTTTGATTACCTATAAAGATAGTTTCCACACCAGTCAGCATTTTCAAGCAACCATTCACGATCAGCAATCAATCGCAGATCATAACGAACACCTTTGGCAGGAGACTTCCACGATGCAGACTTATACACTTCACCAGTCTTTTTGTCAATGAAGCAATGCACACTGCGAGAACCATTTGCGTTCATAATCACTTTATGATACTTTCTACCAGTCTCAGGATAGAACTCATAATCACAAATACCTTGCTTGAGTTTCTCAATGCAAGCATCGTGATACTCTACATCAGACGTGCGAAGTTGATGACTGCGAATAGAATACTCAATAAAGTTCTGTCGCAGTGCTTCACACAGAGCATAGGTGTGCCCCAGAACAGCAAGTTCAATGTTCTTGCGTGCTTCTTGTTGTGCAGAATAGTCTGCAAAGGTTGTAGTTGTCATTTGTGCAGTGCTCATACTATAGGGACACTTTGGAGGTGAGCTATTTTAATTCACCAGGATTTGACCATATTAAAGTTTGCTCTGGAGAAAACTTCACGATTCACCAACTTGAACATTCCAAACTCATTGGTCATCACATAACCTTCTGCATCAATTCGGTTGTATCCAATGTAAGCGGCGGGACCATCATTGCGACACAGGAACAAACAGTCATCTTTGATCGACTTCACCAAACACCACAAACGAATCAGGTTGGGGTCACAATCAAAGTCATTCACGTTCTCTACACTAATCTGCTCACCAGCACGGATGTAAGCATTAAGTTGCTTCTTAATCTGCTCTGCTTTCTTGTTAGAAACGAACTCACAGGCAGTGGACATTTGACCGGCAAAGTCGCATACTTCTTTCACATCAGCAAACGATTCTTGACCGTACTGAATGTATGCTTCAGGTTTCACAAACTTGACGTAGGGAGTATCAGTGATGATAAAGTTCATCGGATAAGCAACTGCATCACGCAAATCTTTCTCTGCAATGTAGACAGTATGAGGAGCAACAATAATCTCCTCATTCACTACTTCAGAAAACTTGTAGGTGATAGTATTTGGTTTGTACTCATCATCACCACCGAAACCGATAAAATCACCTTGCAAAATACCAGCAGTGCGAGGCAAGTAATCCAAGCAAGCATGAAGGATCTGTGCAACATTTCCTTCGTGATTTGCATCAATGTCCTGATGCGATTCGTTGATCTTGATCTTTACTTTGTTGAACACACTTTTGGTGCCCACAAAGAAGTTACCAGTTGCAGGATTCGTGCCCCAAACAACAGCAGGAGCACCATCAATCTTGACACTTAAGGTCCCAGGATTCACGAACCAATCCAGAACTGACAGATCGCCAGTCAGGATAGAATCTTCGGGGTGTTGCAGATGAGTGTTCTTCATACTATAGGGACACTTTGGAGGTGAGCTATTTTAATCCAGTGGAAGTTTTGCTACTGATTTGCCTTTTTTGTGATCTGAAATAAACTTTCTTGCTGATGATTCAGTCTTACACACTTTGAGTTGCTGACCCTGATAGATTATCATCAGTTGCTTACCAAAAGGGATGGCAGCGTATGTATCCTTGAACATTGTAAATCCTTCAATCATTTTTTTATCAGTTATTATATTTTTCTGCTTTCCACTTTTTATGTTTTCCATAATTATAGAAAGCAGATGGATTAAGATTGTTTATTTTGCACCATTCAGTAAGATTCGACAATATAATTATTTCTCCATCTGGGGATGTTATCTTCCATTCTTGAGAATGAGATACTTTTAATTTTTCAATGTGTTCTTGTGATAGTTTCTTTCCTTTTCTTGCTTTACTAACTTTTTCCTTTGCTTCTTTATCGTGTGTTCTTCCGCTCCATATTTTATTTCCTCTCATTCTTTCACTTCTCATAGAACAAACTTGAGGACTTGTAATATATCCAGCAGCGCCCCCAGTTCCACCATCTGATAAGTTTTGAAGAATACCAGTTCCCAAATCTTTTCTTCCCAATACAGAAATCATATACATTTCGTGCTTAAAAGCATCACATTCGTTTTCAAATCTTTTTAGAATAAGTATTCTATCTTTAGGCGGTAGATTTATTCTGTGGTTTGGGGAATATGCCCTTCTACTTGATCCTTTTCCAATATAGTAGGGCGTTTTATCTTCCCGTAAATAAGCGTAAGTGTAATACATTTGTGTCCTGGCAAGACTATACTTATTTATCCATATTAGCATAAAAGTGGGACTTATGCAACTCAAATCTGCCAGGACACAAGTTGCTGCCCACACTATGATTTATCGGTTCACTGTAGAGATGCAGGGTTCTCCTTTGGTAAAGATGGTATCAACGACTGCCTGAACTTTACGGGCAGTAGAGATACCAACAGAAGTATAAACTGGAATTACACACAGAGCGAAAGATTTGGTATATTGACCCAGTGCTCCAGGTTGAATCTTACCATCAGCAAGACCTTTAGCATCATCGTGATGCAATCTTACAATCCGCCCAACGCTTTGTGCAATTCCAATATAATCCATTGGACGCATAAAGATTACTGCTTCAAGTCCACTAACAGAAATACCCTCACTAATGATAGAATGGTGAATAACTACAAACTTTTTAGAGTTATCTTTACCCCAGGCATTTAGAACATCAAAAAATTGCTCTCGGTCAACCTTTTTACCATCAATAATTGCACCAGTGCGACTTGTAATCACCATCCAAGAGTAATCACGGTCTTTCAGTTCTTTGCAAAAATCAGTTTCAGAAATCAGACCAATAATTTGCTTTGTGGTTTTAGCACAAACAAGAACTTTACCAACCTTATAGTCATCAATCGTTTCCATCAAGTTCTCTGCATCACGGTCAAAAATAACCTGACGACCTTTAACCATAGGAAGTTGTTTAACTTCTACTTTAGGTGGCACAATGTAACCACCACGAACCATCTCAGGACCAGAAACATTTGCAATGATTTGTCCATAAACTTCATCCCAATTCATTCCAGGTTTTCCGATAACATTGGAGTTTTTGGGAGTTGCAGTATATGAATAGAACCTTTTTGCAGTCTTTGAAAAATACTCAACAGCAGGAAAGAAGTGCTTCTGAACCGAATTATGTGCCTCATCCATATGAACAGTATCAACCTCAATCCCTGCCTGCTGAAGACGAGAGAGAGAATGATAGGTGGTGAAGATAAGTTTGTGCGAATCTTTATGAGTATTCACCCAGTTACGAATCTCATAGGGACGAGTAGAAGATTCCCAGTGAGTTTCTCCACTGTGGCAGTGAAATACCTTTGCATTGATGATAAACTCCAGATACTCGTGAGAGAGTTGTTCTGCAAGCAAAATACGCGGAGCAACTACAACAACAGTTTGAGGAGTTTCTGATGCAAACTCCCGCACAGTATCAGCAATTCCTACAAGAGTTTTACCTGCACCAGTTACAGCACAGATAATACCTTTAGAATACTTAACCATTGCCTTTACGGAACGGTCTTGATGAGGACGAAGAGTAGGAATCACTTGCTCAGAATGTTGTTAAGGTCAAAGATAGCATTTTGCATCGCAGAACGAGAATAACCAGTTGCAAAAGGATAGGTTTTCTCGCAATTATCACTCTCGGATGAGTCAACATTATAGCACACGTTGACTGCATCCTGCAAGTTACTAATTAGACGTTTTAGGGTATCAACCCTCACAGTCACGGTTTCCATAATGTTAGAGAGGCAAATAGAAGGGTCTCAGGTGCTTATACTATAGGGACACTTTGAAGGTGAGCTATTTTAATGTGCCTGATGGATGAGGTGGATGTGCTTTCTGAACCGCTGCAAGTAATTTGGTTCTTTCTTTTCCTGTTGGAAGTTTTCCGTGAACTTCTTTATATCCTGCAAGTGCTTTTTGCTTTTCAGCATTATACTTTGCTCTTAATGCTGCATTTCTTTCTTTATCTCTTTCTGCTCTTGTTTTACCTGATGGTGCTGGTTTTGGTTTCTTTTCTGCTGCTGGTGTTGCAGCTGCTGATTTAGTTTGTGAAATTGCTTGTGATGCAGTTTCTGGTTGTTTTGCACCACTTTCTTTTGCTTTACGCTCAAGATATGCTTTACGTTGCCTTTCTTTTGCAGTCATTGCAGCACTACCTTTAGTTCCAGCAGTTCCTGGTTCTAGTGTAGTTCCTCCTTTTTGTCTTCCAGGTGCAGGTGCGGTAGATCCTCTTTGTTGGCCAACATCCTTTCTAGTTTTATATGTGACTGGAGCCATTTTGCCGCCGCCGACAGCTTTCATACGACGTGTTTCAGGAGTAGACTTTTTACGTTCTCTTCCAATCCTTCCACCAGCACCTGTACGAGTGACAGATGCTCCGCCACCCCAACCAAGTTGTTTTGCGGTATCTGGATCAGATGCTTCGCAAAGAGACATAAACTCCTGAAAGGTTTTCATCGTTATCTAAACACTTCTTTTGAGTATTTAGATCTCTTCTTCCTTTGCTTTATAGGAACCCTTGAAGACACGACCTTCAGTATAAAGTTGACGCACACGTTGACGCCGAGTTGCAATTAGAAGATCATATTCTTCTTGTTGTTGACTTGAAAAAACAAAATCTTGTTTCCTCCAAGCAATTTGGAGTTCTTTAAGATGAGGAAGCACGTTAGGAATAGTTTCAGTCATTTAATTCAGGATACAGGAGTTTCGGTGTCAGTGGGTTCTTCAGTGGTCAGTTTTTGTGGTGGTACATAACGAACATTATAGGGACTATTGAAGAACCTGCGAAATGCAGTAACAATAATAATGAACGCTGAAATGACACCAACCAAACCAAGGAAGGTAACAGCATCACCATTAAAATTAAGAGTTTCGGGAGACATAATCAAAAATCAACGTTAGAGTTTAAGAAAGAATCAAAAGATTTGTTATCTTCCTCTTCATCAAAGAGACCTTCATTCATCTCTTCAACAAAATCAAAGGAAGAAAACTCTTCAATTTGCAAATCATCAAAGTGATCCATTTTAGAATCAGTTGCTTACACTATAGAGACACTTTAGAGGTGAGCTATTTTAATTGGTTGCATTATTTTGTTTATTTGTCAGATTCTTTAAGTAATTTGACTTGATTCCAATCCTTTTTATGCACCAAGACACAAACATCGTTCACCCGATTGTTTCCTACCCGAACACAAACTGAAATATATTCATCACAGACAAAACGAATCTCACCAACCCAATCTCCGTATTGAACGATGATGCCTTCGGCAAAGGATGGTTTCATACAAAAAACTTATCCAGTGGAGATTCTTTGAGTGTCATTGCTGTATAGTTTCTTGTATTTTTGAAGTTCACAACTTTACCAACTGTAGAACTATTTACAGGACTA